ACTCTTAGGTTCACGATCATCCTTGTTTACTATCTCAACTTCAGGTTCATACATGTGATAGAAATTTCTACCAATAAAACCTGGTCCATATAAAGAAATCATGTTAGTTTATCTAGATACCAAGTGACAGTAGCACGTAATCCAATCTCGAAATCCGTGAATGGTGTCCACCCTGTTCTTTTTGTTATCTTAGTATGATCCATTCCATACCTTTTGTCAATACCAGGTCTTTCATTATTGATACCAATAAGATCAAATGGTTTATTCATCAACTTCAATATCATTTTAGTAACATCTAAATTTCTCATCTCACATCCACCACCTATGTTGAAGTGATCATTTAGTATACCTTGCTCTTCTAACTCCCAGATAGCAGCACAATGATCATAAACATATAACCAATCTCTTATCTGATGTCCACCTTGATGCATATATGTTACCTTATCTTGTAATGCATTAGTTACCACAAGTGGTATCAACTTTTCTACATGTTGATGAGGACCATAGTTATTAGAACAATTAGTAATAAGGTAAGGTAAACCGTAAGTGTTGTGCCATGTTTTGACAAAATAATCGGACGCTGCTTTGCTTGCCGAGTAGGGGTTTCTTGGGTCATATGGAGTAGTTTCCTTGAATAATTCAGTGTCATCATATTCCAAAGAACCATACACCTCATCCGTTGAGATGTGATGGAACTTTTTGATACCAACCTCTAATGATGCATTCATTAGATTTATAGTACCAACTACATTAGACTCCAAAAAAGGTTTATAATTTTTGATTGAATTATCTACATGACTTTCAGCAGCAAAATGAAATACTTTTTCAGGTTTATATTTTTGAAAGAGATGATTGACATGTTTTTCATTTGTTATATCACACCACTCAAAGATGAACTGATCATACTTTGGAATAAAATTTATATCAGCAGCATATGATAATGAATCAAGAACAACTACTTGCTCATCAGTACGTTGTAAATAATGAAGAAAATTACTACCAATAAATCCTGCACCACCAGTAACAAATAACATTATTCAGTACCATACTCATTCATACACATATAGATATTGTCGTTTTTTACACGTCCATAATCATCTTCCAATCTAACAATATCATCTTCCTTACATTTACCTAATTGAGTCTCACAAATCAATAGTCCATCATCATGCGACTTTACACGATGTCTCATTTCAACACCAATATGAAAAGTGTCACCAACCTTACACTCAGTATCAAGATTTCCTTGTGTAACAACACCTGTTCCCTGAACGATCACCCAATCCTCAGTCCTAAGTTTATGATACTGTAAAGATAACCTTTGACCAGGTTTTATATAAAGCATTTTTACTCGATACCCTTCACCCCTGTGGATGGTTTTATACCATCCCCAAGGTCTTTCTCTTTTAGTAACTTGAATGTTAACCGTTGGTAATGTCATTTGGTACCGAGTTTATAATGTTATGAGACACTTGTGCCCAATCTAAATCAAATAATTCTAGACCTTTATCTGTAAGTATATTATCATACATCTTTTCAAATATACTAGGTGGCATAGTAACCACGTTAGCACCGTTCAGGAATGAGTCTGTGACATGATTTACATTACGAATAGATGCAGACAACACCTGTGTTTGTGCACCATGCAATCTAAAAATTCCTGCTATCTTACTTATAAGAGCAATACCATTCATACTTTGATCATCTAAACGACCAACAAAAGGGGAAACATAATGTGCTCCTGCTTTGGATGCAAGTATTGCCTGTGCTGCTGTGAAAACTAAGGTCACATTTACACGGACACCTTCTAATGCAAGTGCTCTACATGCAGTTAGACCATCAGGTGACAAAGGAACCTTGATTGTTACTGGATTTATACTCAACTTATTACTTTGAAAAGCAAATTTACCATGTAACCTTTGTCCTTCGGTGATCATTTCATCAGCATCACCAACAACTTCCATACTAATATCACGTATACCAGAGTCTGCTAACTCCTGGTATACATCCTCTGGATCTCTTCCACTCTTACGAATAAGAGTGGGATTTGTAGTCACACCATCAATCAAACCTGTAGCAGAATGCTTATGAATAAGATCCGTCTCAGCAGTATCTAAAAAAATTCTCATTGAACACCAGTAGTAGTAGAAGACGCTCTGAAGTACTTATCTATGACAGTAACTTGATCATGGTACCTTGCAATCTTGTCTAACTCAATTCCAATTGCTTCAGTAATATCAGAGTGCTCTCCAATACCTACTGGATGTTCTAAATAAACTTCTACATTTGCTTTATGTTTAGCAATTTCTCCTTGAGCATGTGCTAGGACTGCTCTTATCAGTTGTTCTCGCATGTGTAATGGCATGGGATGTCTTTATCCTTGTGATTTGTATTATATGATGTAAAAACGCAGGTGTCAACTATGAGCATTTTTACTACTAAATAAAGTTATATGAACATATGGTAAAAAATGAAAAAGTTGTTACCTTTTGTTATGTTAATGATTGCCGCTACTCCTTTAGCAGCTCGTGCTGATATAACTTCCCGTATGAGCTCTAGCGTTCAACTGACTGTTAATGCTGCTGCTACACAAGCTGAAAGGATCGGTTCAAGTTTTGCAATCTCAGGTTCTAATATAGATACTACTGATGGTACGACTACTGCAACAGTGTCTGCTGGTACTATAACTGCAGGTGTATATGCACCTGGAACTATTGCTGCAACCCAAGACACCGCAGGGGCAGCATTTAGCTTTAGCCAATCTTACACCCAAGGAGATGCTGTTCCAACATCAGCTCCATCTGTAGGTGCTGTAGGAAACTTCAGTAATGTAACTTCTACTGCTGCAGGTACTGCAGGTAGTTTAGCGGGTAGTGTAACAAGTGCTCACTCATTTGGAACTCTAGCTGCTGGTGGTGCTGGTACTCAGGGTACTTCTCAATTCGTTACTGAGATTCAAATCAAGTAGTAAGATGAGAAGAGTTTTATTACTACTTCTCCTAGGAACTGGTACTGCTGCGAATGCAGTTCCTGTGGTACCTAATTTTACCCAGGGCTCAATGACGAGCCATACGGAAACTACGAGTACAGTTACAGAAACAATCAATTCAATTGATTATAACACCGGGTACCAGTATAGCGTCTCTGGTGTTAATGTAAAAACCGATGCTAATAGCATATCTCCCGACTCAGGGACTCAAAATGTTATTCAAAATGGTGTGACTTCAACATGGACAAACCTAGATACAGCAAACAAACCAGACTTTCAGATTCATACTCCGGGAGCAGCGTTTCAATTCACCGAAACGTACCAAGCCCCCGGGCTATCTACGCAGACAATAATAAATCGAACCACCACAATACAAAGCGTCACCGATACAACAAGTATATTCAGCCAGTAGTACTGTTATGCAGTCTTTATACTGCTATACCAGCATACGCTACTGATGTTGGAGGTGTTAGTGCTACAGCAAACCCCGTTGCTAACTCTTCTGGCTCAGTAACCAATCAAGCCATACAGGTTCTCCAAGGTCCATACATGACTAACACGTATGGTGATGGAATTTCATGTCAAATTCCTACCATGAACGTGACACCATATGTGACTCGAACAGGATCATGGATGGATCCATACGAACCATACTACTTAGATCCAGTCTACAACAATGCAGATAATAACGACGATAATATACCCGATAATCCTGGTCAAATCCTATATCATATCCCTACCAGAACTGGACAAAAGTCAAATCAAAATGTAAACCTAGGGTTTTCTATGACAATGAGTATTCCATTGAGCAAGAAGGCACAAAGAAATTGTATGGAAGCGGTAGCAATACACAACGATTATAGAAAACAACTTACTGCCAATAAACGTTTAGACTTTGAACTTGCCCGACTAAAAAATTGTGGAGAACTTATTAAATCTGGTGTAACATTCCATAAAAAATCACCCTATGCTACCATCTGTGCTGATGTAGTAGTACAAGGTGTGAATACTATAAGACCACATACACATTCCATACCACCTTCAACTGAAGTTACACAAATAACTGCTCCTAAAGGTGATGCAAGTGATTTAGGGTCATTTAGTATAGGAAATACTCCAGAATAATGGAACCGATAAAGATAAATTATTATAATATACGTGCTGTAGACAGTGGAAGCGTAAAGGGAATTGCAATACCAAAAATTCATACCTTTTTAGATCAACCATTCCATGCTATACCACCATACCTACCAATAACAGAAACATTATATATTGGAACACCTATTATACAGGTACCTGGATGTGTTCAGGTTTATAAAGATAGTAAAAAAAATAAAAAGATAGGTGAAGACGATCCTAAAGGTGTAGAAACATACTGTGATGCAAATACTCCTTCATTTGTTTCTATCGAATATGAACCTGAACAAATGACGGTTACATATAATCAAGAACCACCACCAGTTGCACCACCACCTGACCCACCAGGTACTCCAGAAGTTCCTGAAACGGGTGGTGTAAAAGAAGAAGAAGTACCTTGTCCTGGACCTAATGCTCCAAGAATAGGAACACTTGGACCTAATGAAAAGGAAAAGGTCAGTGGATATGAACTCCAAACTGACCCTACTAATCCTACTAAAACTATATGTGTAATATTATATGAAGATATCGGACCAGTAGAACAGTATCTACCCTCTGCTCAAGTAGCATCAACTACTGCTGCTATCGCTACTGTTGCTGGTGCATCTGCTTTACTTGCAAAACCATTAGCAGATCTAATACTAAAAGTTTTCAAACCACTAATCAAAAAGATATTGACTAAAGTTACTGGTAAAGCTGCAGTAAAACCTTCCCGTTCTGAGATTCAAGCGAATGAATACAGAGAAAAGAAAGGTCTACCACCTCTAAAAAATAAGAGTAAGAAATAATTAGGCTTCAAGATCAGATAACTTCTTTTCTACCCAATGATCTGAGTTATCAATACCTGCTGCCTTCACATATCTCATGATATGCTCATCTATCTGATGATAAATTGGATGTAAATCTAAATCCATATTAATATCATGTGCTATCTGAGTGACTTGTGACTCAGTAAAACAATGATCAGGATGTAATAGATCACAACATGGAACTCTTTTTTCGATCAACTCATTTAGATTGATACGAATTTCATAGTCTCTGTATACTGGTGCCATATTATTCGTTAGGATACCATGTATCATACATGAATACCCCATAAATTACAACTCCCACTGCAATAAGAAGAATACCAAGCATTATATTGATTGACCAGACTACATCAGACATATGCCTGTGCAGCAAGCCAAGTTGCTAGTCCTAAAGAAGTACCCATGATGGTGAGTCTACTCATCCACCACATAATCTCGTGTTTGTGTTGTGTTATGGCAGTCATTCTAATGTCCCATTGGAATTCCAGATGCCATCAATCGAGAGATATTATCTACCTCTGAATTATTCTTGCAGTAATCAACAAAATGAGGATGCTCCCTTAGATAGGAAACATCCTCTTTGCTGTGTTCTATTGCATCGTAGGCACTCATTGCATACTCACATATCTCGTAAGTCTGCTTTGAGGTGTCGTGGTAACCGACTGTGTAATGATTCTGTTGCGTTAGGGGCATGATTATTTCAATCCCGTACATAAGTAATTATACCACTGAACTGTGGTAAAACACTGACTGCGTTACGGAATCAACACCCCAATTTATAACTTGTAAGAATCTTTATTATCAGTATCGGAAACACCAATTATCTTGAGTGGTGCTTGCTCAATACGAATAGTTTGAGTCGGTCCAGCCTTCGCCATGATCGTCTCAATATCTTTAGCAGTAACAGCAGGTGCTCCATTACCATTACCATTCATCTTCATGGTACCATCACCCTTCTTAGATGCAGTTTGAATTCCAAAGCTAGCTAAAACTCCTGTAAAAACTGAAGCTATAAAAGTTGGATCTATTTTCTGCTGTGGTATACCTGGAATGGCAACGTAATTTAAAGTTAAAATTCCACCAGACCAGGCAAGAACAGTAATTCTGACTGCTGTACTGATGATTGCTGCTTGTTCTTCAGCATCAGGAAGAAGAGCAGATTTCAACTTACCAAGAGGACCTTTAGGTTTCTCTGTAGTTTCTTCTACTACTTCTTCCTTTATTTCTTCAGACATTTAAATAAAAGTTGCTACTCTTATATATGTTAAAGACTTGGCATCTGAGGTGATGACAAAGCAGGACCAGTGGTATCAGGTAATGTTGGTAAAGTACCAGGTGAACCTAAAAGATCTGGAAGTGCTCCTGTAGCTGCTTCAATAGCTTGTTGTTTAACTCCATCAATGATGGATGCTCTATTGACATATACGTATAACCCACTACCAACAACGGCAGCAGATACGACAGTAGACGCAATAGCAAGTACATTAATTACTTTTTGCATAAGAATTTTCTAGTGTGGAAATAAGATACTGTTCAAATTGTTCCTCAATACCTTCAGCATCAAGGTGTCCTTGTTCAACCCAAATAGAAGCGAACTCATACACCTGCCTTACATGATTAGAAAGTTGATGAGACAAGCGTTGAAAGCATTCTGCTCTCAATAACAAGTATTCGTCAGAATATTTAGGGTCATCCATGTCTTTCGGTTCCAATAAAGTGTTCCGCAGAGAGGACAACCAAGGGTTTTTTACCATTCTTTTTGATGAATAAAATTGGTTCATGGTTACCTGAGTTTGCTTCTGCTTGTGCATAAGCATCCCAGACATTTAATTTCTCTTGGTTCTTACATTCTATCGAATAAGGAAACTTTTGTCTAGCATCTCGTGCCATTATCAGGTCTTCACCACCTGCACCCATACTCCTAGACTCTATATCTTCTGGATGTACATTCCTATGCTCAATCAGTTGATCACGTACCCACTGCTGTAGCTTTCTTCCTTTTGCTTTCGCTGATTGAGGTTTCATAATTATCTTCATCTATAATATCTATAAAGGAAGAAGCACCCTTGAGTTTCCTCTTGAGTGCTTGCCTTCTATACTTTGCTTGTCGTACTGCCTGTGGTTTTAGAGTACGCTTCTGCTCTTTCTTTGAATGATGCTGCCAGTTAGGTACTTTCATTTCGGTAGCTTCCTATTGAAATTCCAGTATGACACCTTATTGATAATTGTCAAGAGGTGAGATAAGATTCTTTGTACAAACCACTCTGCCCATAAGAATGCGACAATGGTTGCATCTAATGGGTCGCTTGGGATAGACTTCTTAGTATTTTCCATGTGTCTTGGTAGTTGGATACTTGATAAACTTTACCACATTGATTAGTTATAATAGCATGAGCAAGTGTATAATCATTCCCAGTTTCGTATGTTTTATCACCAAAGAAAGTTATCTTATCATAACTATGATATCTTTTTAGTATCTGAGACTTATCATTTCCTTTTGGTGCTATGTCAAGACCAGTCTCACCACCAACAGTTGCCTCGAATTCAGAATACTTCTCATTAAATCTTTGAGCAATACCTAATCTTTCATCATGTTCTTTATCCCATTGAACATATTCCTCCCTTTCTACCATAATTGCATTCCTACCAACGATACTAAAGTTCACACAACCAGGTCTTTCTTCAAGATGCCTTCCTGTTCTAACAGGAAACTTACTTTCATATAACTCAACATGTAAATGATCCTTCATTTCATCATCAATCTTCCAATCAGTTGTAAAAACATTAGTATCCTGCTCATACACATCATTACCAGAACAATTATATACACGTTTACATTTGTTATATAACTTCTTACCTATTTGTGCAACAGTCTTTTTCCTATCACTACCAGTAACAAGATAGACATCATTAGTATCACAAAATTGTAGAAAGAACTGAAGAAACTCCTTGTCTATTGGTTGTCTGCTAGGAGTCAAAGTACCATCTACATCAAAAAGATATATCATAATTTGAATCCACTAAAAGTATCTTTCTTTACGTCATGTTTGATACCACCTACGACATAGGACTCAACCTCTGTCTCCTGTGGTGCTACTTGTAAACCCTTAGAAGAAATCCAATGCTCTGTCCAAGGTAATGGATTGTTTTTGATAGGTGCATCATAGATTGGTTTCAATCCAACTGCTCTCATTCTCTTATTAGCAATCCACTCAACGTATTTCACTAATAGTTTATCATTCAAACCTATCATACTACCATCTTTGAAAAGATACTCTGCCCATTCCTTCTCTTCTTCTACTGCTTGCTTGAACATTTCTATTACTGTCTCCTCCTCTTCTTCTATAATCTCCTGCATAACAGGATCATCACCCTTTTGCCAGTTCTTTATTATTTGTTGGGTGAGGACAAGGTGTTGGTTCTCGTCTCTTGCAATAAGAGATATGATCTTCGCACTTCCTTCCATAAGTTTGAGTTCACCGAAAGCAAAAGAACAAGCAAAACTGACATAGAAACGAATCCCTTCCAGTATGTTGACATTAGTAATAGCAAGATAAAGTTTACGTTTTAGATCCTTTTCACACCACTCTGCTGATGGGGAACCTACAGAACCTTCCTTCCACATACAACCATTTCCCCATTCTTGTGCTAAAACTAAGAACTCATCATATGCTTGAGTAACACTTTTAGCACGAGCAAGTATCCTTTCATCGTCTAGTATAGTATCAAAGACTTCTGATGGATCTGGATATATGTTCTTGATGATGTATGTGTATGATCTGCTATGAATCATCTCCATAAACTGCCATACATTCATCGCACCTTCCAACTCAGGAAGAGCAACATAAGGTGAGAATGCCATACCAGGTCCACGACCTTGAACTGAATCAAGTAGGATCTGATACTTCAAATTAGAAGTAAAGATATGCTTCTGCTCTGGTCTTAAAGTTTGAAAATCTCCCCTATCCTTTTGAAGAGATACTTCTTCAGGTCTCCAGAAGTATCCTAGCATTTGATTTGTCAATTTATCAAATACTGGATACTTATATGAATCATATCTTTGAACACCCAACGGTGCACCAAAGAACATAGGTTGATTTTTTGTGTCAACTTTATTTTTGTTGAACACAGTCATACCATTGACTTTAGATTGCACAGCTGTCACAAGTCTCCTCTTCTAGATTTTCAATTTGAGCAATGAGTGAATCCTTTTCAGGTATATCATCGTGCCATCCAACTGGATGTGATGGTTCTTCTATCTCATCAGTTTTATTATCATAAGTATTCTGATAGTACGAAGTCTTCCACCCATACTTGTAGGTGGTCAATAGATCTTGTGCCATTACTGATACAGGAACCTCATTGTTATCATAATTTGCAGGATTGTATGACCAATTACCTGAAATTGCTTGATCAAAGAACTTCTGCATTACAGAAACTATTTTGATATAACCTTCATTACTAGACATATCCCATAACAAAGTGTAATTATTTTTTAGTGTAGCATATTGTGGAACAACTTGCTTCAATGGTCCTTTCTTAGATTTCTTGATAGAAAGGTATGCTCTAGGTGGTTCAATACCATTCGTTGCATTAGATACAACAGATGAAGATTCACTAGGCATCTGTGCTGATAATGTACTGTGTCTTAGACCATGAATCCTAATTGATTCCCTTAGTTCTTCCCAGTCATGCTGTAATTCTACTGATGAAACCTCGTCAACATCAGTCTTATAATGATCTATGGGCAAGTAACCATCAAAATACTTAGTACTACTAAACTTATCACAAGCACCTTTCTCTTCAGCAAGTTTATTAGATGCTTTGAGTAGATAATACTGGAAAGATTCTGCAAGGGTATGTACAGCGTCCCACGCCTCCTGTGAGTCGTAATCAAACCCTAACTTGGCAAGATAATGTGCAAGACCAATGAACCCTACTCCAAGCGATCTACGTGCCTTTGTACCATTCTCAGCAGCAACTACAGGATACTTTTGATAATCAATTAGTTCCTCTAATCCACGTACAGATAGATCACATAGTTCTTCTAGTTCCTTATCAGATTTTACCTTACCTACATTGACTGCAGAGAGAATGCAAAGAGCAATCTCACCTTCTGGGTCATCAATATGTTGTAATGGTTTAGTAGGTAAAGTAATCTCCTGACATAAGTTAGACATTTCTACCTTATCCTTGAAGGAAGAATGACTATTACAATGATCGATGTTCATAATATAAACACGACCAGTCTCTGCTCTTTCCTTGAGAAGATCTAGTATAAGTTCTTGGGCAGCGATAGTCTTTCTTGGAATATCCTCCTGCCCCTCGTAGGATTCGTAGAGTTCGTCGAATCCATCAGTGCCAAAGACATCATAAAGACCAGGAACATCGTGAGGAGAAAATAGACTGATGTCCTTGTTGGCAATGAATCTTTCATAAAATAGTTTGGAAATTTGTATACTATAATCTAACTTTCTGACTCTGTTGTCTTCACTTCCTTTGTTGTTTTTGAGGACGAGGATGTCTTCGATTTCCTGATGCCAGATAGGAAAGTGGACAGTAGCCGATCCTCCTCTAATACCGTTTTGCGTACAGCATCTGACAGTTGATTCAAATTTTTTAAGGAAGGGGACCACACCTGTGTGCTGAACTTCTCCACCCCTGATTTTAGAATTGATTCCCCTGATTCTACCTGCGTTAATACCGATACCAGCCCTCTGTGCGACATATTTGCCAATAGCCATATCACTGCTAAAGATACTATCGAGGGTGTCATCAGCATCAACCAAAACACAAGATGCAAATTGACGAATGGGTGTTCTGACTCCTCCCATGATGGGGGTTGGGATGTTGATTTTGTGTCTGGAGATTGCGTCATAATAGCGTTTTACGTAGTTGATTCTTGTCGTAGGATTATACTTGGCAAACATGGTCATGGCAATAAGCATGTACATGAATTGTGGTAATTCGTATACTCTATCTGTGCTCCTATCTTGCACAAGATACTTGTCTACAACTTGCCTAAGACCTGCATATGTAAAAAGGAAATCACGATCATGATCTATAAACTGATCACACTTCTCAATTTCTTCAATGGAATAGTTATCTAAAATTGCACTATCATATACTCCACCAGCAATACACTTCGTAATATGATCATGAAGAGATGGTATTGTAAACATCTTTCCATACAACGCCTTTCGTACAGAAAAAAGCAATAACCTTGCAGCAACAAACTGATAGTTAGGATGATCCAAATCAATTAGATCACTAGCAGATTTGATTAGTATCTCTTGTATCTCATCTGTAGTAATTCCATCATAAAATTGTATGCCAGATTGCATCTCAACCTGAGAAGGAGATACACCTGCTATATCTTTACATGCATGTTCAACCATAACATGTATTTTTTGCAGATCCAAAGGTTCAATAGAACCTTTTCGTTTTTTGACCTGTACGTTGCTCATTCTTTTTCCAATTTGTAAATTTTAATTCTGCTTGAAGATTTTTATATGTACTTGACTCTAACACAGACTGAACATTCTGTCCACCCAATACCATGTCATTGATATCTTTTTGGAGAATATTCTTTGGCCAAATAACTACCTTATCTCCTCCTCGGATACATTTGGTAATTCGATTGAGGATTTCTGTGTTGCGAGGTTCGTTATCAAAAACCCAAATATAATCGCTCCAACCAAGCGACCTAATATCAACATCGGCACCACACATTGCAACTGAGTTTTCCACGAACGTGGAGTCAAACGGTCCTTCAACAATGTAAATCGGTTTTGTTTCATCTAATGTATCAAGACCATACAGTTTTGGTGCATCTTCATCAAGCATGATAGTGAGATATTTAGGAGTAATATATCCATCCAAAGCACGTCCTTGAAACCCTATTAATCCCTTATTTTTATCATACATTGGTATGATTATTCTGGTGTGATCATTCTTTGTACTTTCAAAAGTTGGTTTAAAAGTATTACAAAAATGTTTGAATCTGTCAGCGTAATAAAACTTAGTAGGATTTAATTTTCTCTTCTTTAAATAGTCACTTGCCCTAGCATTCTCAGATGCTAAAGGCAAGTTTATCTTCTTCTTGAAGACAGGTTTACTAATCTTTGTAAAGTCAGGTTCGGGTGCAACAGATCCTTTACCTGTTAGACCCTCCTTATATCTTTCTAAAATATATTGATCATACAAACTCTTATCTAAGTCCTTTAGGAAATACGTAAAGGACTTAGATGCACCACAGTTGTGGCATTTGAAATTGAAATCTTGCTTTCTCTGGTAAAAATATCCTCTCTTCTTAGACTTATTCTTTTTCGAGTCACCACAATAAGGACACCTAAAGTTATATAACCCCGTCTTTACTCTCTGAAATTTTTCTAACCTAGATGATACTAATCCAATATACTTGGAATCAATGTAAATCACATCATATTTGTTGGCACTGAACTCAGTGTAACAGTAGGTGACGAACTAGTCAACCCTGACCTAATGATCCTTTGTCCAACTGGACTAACAATAAACGATATAATACTAAGAGCACCAAATATACTCCACATCTTCTTCTCCATTACACGGAGTCTATTATCTACAAGGAGAATATCTCTCTCACATCCTGTCTTAATCTCTTCAGCTTTACGATTGACTTCTCTGTGAAGTGATTCAACTTTCTCAAATAGTACTGCATCTATCCTGTCCTGTTTGTCTAATTTCTCATCATGGACAGCAAGCATCTGTCCCATCTTGATGGAGTTATCCTGTAGTGCTTCTATTACTCTTTCGAGTCTTTCTACAACAGCGTCATTTCCTCTCATCTTTTTTACGTTGGTTTTGGATCCTTTTACGGTAGAACATGTTCAACTTCTTGCCGTACTTTTTCCTAAGATCGAAGGCAGGATCATAACCAGCACCAGCTCCTTTCGGATCTGATTTGGCACTAAATGCTGGAGTAGCAGATGTACCACCTGCTCCTCCGAGACTCATCATCTCTCTTATATTATTGATTAACTTATCTCTGTCCATTAGATTGTGTGTAGAATGTCAAAGCATTTCTTATCAATCTTTATATCATCAATCCCAGATTTGGGGAACTCTGGAATTCTATCCAGAAAGACTAAGAATGTTTTTATAAGTGACCAGTACTCCTTTTCTATCTTATAGAACATAAGAGGTACTGTTGCTTCACCAAAAACATTGAAACATATTATAAAATGATTCAATATAAGATGGTGTTTCAATTCACCTTGGGTAACATACTTTTTGAATAGTCTTTTAATATACTTGAATCTCTTCAAGTCTTCATCAAAGTCTTCTATGGTAACAGCATGAGGATTCTCATAATGTTTAATAGCAAAAAGGAGATGGTTCTCATCATTCAATTCATCAAATCTCATTTACATTATGCAACTACAGTTATAGATCCAGCAGCAGTACCCTGAGCACCAGAGATTGCAACAGCAGAGTTAGTTGTTGTACCAGTGTCCTTCAGTGTTCCACCAGCAAGTGCAATGTTCTGAGCACCAATTACTAATACGTCATCTGCATTAGTTGCAGCGTTAGCAGCAGCAATTGCAAGTGAGAATACTAATTCGTTAGAACCTGATCCACTAGCATAGACTAGAGTATGTGGTCCACGACCTGATCCAGTACCTTGGTTACCGTTAGTAACTGCAAGTGTTGGGTTTCCAGTAACTGTAACTGCTTCGTTGTATCTAACTCTAACAGATAGAGTAAATCCAGCAGACTTATCAGCCTCACTTGTAATCCATTCTACTTCAGTAACGTCAGCAGCACCAAGTGAAACTGCTAGTCCACTAACTGCAACTAAAAGTTCTGGATCAGCATCTGTATTACCATTACCTGAGAATGCAGAACCAGCTTCACGAACCCAACCACTTGCGTTAGCAAAAACTTCTTTCTTCTCAGCAGTTGTTAAATTCTTAGGTTTTGATTCGTCTGAATCACTCGCTCCCCAAAGTGCCATTTTACTATCCGTTTGTAATTTTTTTGTCTTTGAATATTTATAAAAATACCACGGGGGTACCGTGGTATTTTGTGTATTAACTATTATCTTGCTTTGATTGCCTTTTCAACCTGTGCAAGTAACTTGTCGTCAACATCAGTCTTAGTCAATGTGACTGCTTTCTTCAGAATAACTAAACAGACATCGATGAGTTTTTCACCTAGTTCTGCATCTTCTGGAATTTTGTCAACTGCATCAGAAATAATTTTTGATGCCAAAGGTAATAGAAATGAAAACATAATTTGAATTGATCCTGTCTTATATAGGGTCTATGTACCTAGACCCTTACCCTTCTTATAATTATCCTCTCCACCATACCTTGCCACTGTATTAGTATAGTCTTGAGAAGACTTGAACCCTGCCTTCTTTGCTTTAGCAGCATACGCTTTCTTATCTTGTGCTTTCTTCAGATACTTACCAGTACCAGATGTTGACTTAGCACCTTTTACCTTTTTCTTTTGCTGAGTTCTTCCAGCAATAGAACCCTTACCATGCTCCTTTTCTATCTTTGCTATCACCGCAGCCATAGCACCAGAAGGTTTCTTCTTAGTACCACCCTTGACATAACCCTTCTCCTTCTTATAACGAGTTGCTTCAGCTACAGCAAGATCTGCAACCTGATCTAAAAGAGATTTTTCTTCCCAGTGTGATGTATCTCCACCTTGACTCTTTATCTGATTTACATGTGTCTGCTTACTTATAGTGCCACCAGGATTTTTATCCCTCCACTCTTTCCTTTTAGCAGCATTGTCCTTTGCTTTATTGATTAGAGTCTTTAGAATATTTTCTTCTACAGAACTAGGTGTACCATCACCATGATCTATCACTTTACCATCAGCATCTTTTGTATGATGCTCCTTCAACTTATTTTTCTTTCTTCTATTGATCTCTCTCTGAACTCTCTTAGTCATATGAGAGTTAGCAGGTGATGACTGATCCATGCTACTGAATTGCTTATGCAATGCAGCAAGTTTCTCATCACTTTGCTTTCCCATCTTAGCATCTTCATGAACTACTTCCTCTGCTTTAGGAAGATTACCTTGTATAATCTTCCTAATCTTAGCAGCTTGATCTGAAGTTATCTTGTCACCTTTGATCTGCTTACCAGCAATACCAGTCTTATCATCATAAGGACTACCCTCATCTACTAGATCACCTTGCAATTCAGTTTCCTGATTCAACTGAGTTCTCTTCTTGACGTTTTTCTTTAGATTGTCTGCTGTTTTTCTAAACGCATCATATCCAGACTTAGCAAGTCCAATACCAGCAAGACCCAAGCTTGCAAGAGCAGCAGGTCCACCCATATTGTCTAGTTCAGAAATCACTTCACCTTCTGGTTCATGTGATTGTGCCATTAATCTATAATCATTCTTTGCCGTACCAATCTTCTTACTCATATCTTTCTTATCTTTCTTAGTCGTTTTAGGTGTCCAGTTAATAGAACCTTCGGATACACCAGCACCTTTAGATAAAGATGCTTTCAATGCCTTATCTGCCCAACCACTATCCTTCGCATCTTTCGCCATTTCCTTCCTCGCTTTCTCATTATTCTTCTTACGCTTTTCCCAATTTGGCTCATCATAAGAACTAGACTTCTTCTCTTCTAAAGAATGATCTAGTGGACTGGACTTTTTTACGTTTACATCCTCCATCTCCATCCATTTAGACTTATCACCTGGTATCTTTTTATCTCCACGATTCATTCTGTGAAGAGATCTTCTCAACTTACCATGTCCAGCAACGTTGTGACTGACACCAAACTTACGCTTGTTTCTTACCTTTTCCTTTTCTTCAGGAGACTTACCAGCATCTACCTTTGCTTCAACCATATCACCTTCAGGTTCATTCTCATTTGCCTGTAAATGTGGAGCAAGATTATAAAGTGGTTTACCTGCCTTATTAAGTTTGTTTCTATTCTGCCAAGCAGGAGTATTACCAACCTTATCTGCATTAGTAAGAGTACCAATAGCCTCATCTACCTTTGACTCAACATTCACTACAGGATTGATAGTAATTTTATTCTTTACACCACCTTCCTTTATTGGTTTGTCTGTTGGGTGTGATGTTTTAGAAGAACCATACCTCATATAATCAGTAGAAGCTTCCTTTACAGTACACTCCTTAGTAGTATGCTTATAACTACCACACTTTGCACAGCAGTTTGCATTCTCAAAAACAGATCCTAAATCTGATTTCCAATCTTGATGTCCTCTTTTTCCTGCATGTGGATTAGGTACTACATCAACAATCTCAGTCTTACTACCATCAATATGGTTTATTACACCTTCTTCATTCTGAAGATTCGCATTCTTTTTAGGTGTCTTTTTCTTCTTTTCACCTTTACTTGATCCATATCTATCTTCATGATCCTGATCTCTTGGAATCCAATTAGGACGCTCATAAGATCCAGACCTCTTCATCCTTCTCTGACGACCTGCTTCCCAACGAGCAACTTGCCCTGCCAAACTATCTGCTTCTTGTACTACTTCTTCCTTTGCTTCCTTCTTTTTCTTCTTAGCAGCATGATACTTACGCATTGAAGGTAGTGGTGATTCCTTTGGATCCCCACCCTTACTAATTCTCTTCTTTTCTAAACGAGCAATGATGTCAGCAATACCTTCCTCCTTCACACTTTCTTTCTT